GCCGGTACGCACTTTAAACGATAAATGAAAATGTTTAAAGACAACAGGACTTTTGATGATGTCAGTATTCCTTTCTTACTAGAAAAAGAAGTTGAACTAGCAAAAAGAACTGTTGTCGGATATTCTACTAAAGTAAAAGTCTTTAGTCGTTGGCTTACAGATAAAGGGTATGACAAACTTCCAATGCGGAAGATTACTTCTCAAATGATTTCAGAGTTCTTTTTACACATAACTACAAGTAAAGATCTTGACAGACCGACAATTGAAAAGTATTTTTTACACCTTCGATCTTGTTGGCAGTGGGCTAAGAAAAGGGATATAGTTCAAACATTACCATTTGACTTAGTTATTAAACCTGTAAAGAAAAGAGATAAAGGAGCAGCAGTAATTCAAGCTGAAGATCTTACCAAACTTTTAATAGCAATTAAAGAAAAGGATAAATGGTTATATCTTGCGTGTATGATGGAATATTATTGTTTCATTCGTCCAAACGAGATACGACATATGAAAGTAGGAGACATTGATTTTGAAAATGGAATGGTTAAAGTTTCTCCTTTAGTTGCTAAAAATAGAAGGGCTGAAACTGTTACAATGCCTCAACAGCTACAAAGACTTTGTGTCGAACTTGAAGTTGATACTTTAGATAAAAATCTTTATTTGTTCGGAAAGAAAAGACCAGCAAAGATACCAATTGGAATAAATACATTACGTAATAAATTTAATGGTTATAGAGACATGCTTGGTATCACAAAAGAAGTTAAATTATATTCAATGAAACACACTGGTGCTACGATGTTACATATGAGTGGGAACATTTCAATGAGAGAATTAATGGATCAATTAAGACATACTCGTTTAGATGCTACACAACATTATGTAAAAAGACATAGTGGTACTGTTAATATAAGAATTAAAGATAATTTTCCAAACCCTTTTTAAAGAAGGAATAGTAATATAACAATTAATAATGAAAGAACGTAACGAAGTGTGTGAAATGTCAGATACCGTATTGCTCAAGCTACAAAAAGACATTGAAGAAATTAAAGTAGCCCTTCTTGGTAACGAATATAACCCAGCAGGTGGAGTATTAACCAGACTAGCAATGGCCGAAAGGGAACAAGAACGATTAGAAGAACAGTTAGAACTTGTCAAGATTAAGATAACTAAGATCATAGCTTACGCAGCAGGTGCTGGTGCAGCTGGTGGTTTCATACTAAGTTTCTTATCTAATAAAGCAATAATGTTATTCGGGTAACATGGAGAATATAAGTAAACATATAACGTACAAAGAAGCTACACACAGCCAGACAGCTACTCAGTTGGGTATAGACAATACTCCTGACGCTGTTACACTAGGCCGTATGAAAAAGCTCGCTGAAGCCGTGTTTGAGCCCCTTAGAGAGCACTTCGGTGTTTCCCTGTATGTTTCCTCATTTTATAGGTCGGATGCCTTAAACAAAGCCGTAGGTGGCTCTAAGACGTCCCAGCATGTTTTAGGGGAAGCTATGGACATAGATGCTGATATATACGGTAAGGTTACTAATAAACAGTTGTTTGACTATATCAAAGACAACTTAGAGTTTGACCAGCTTGTGTGGGAATATGGAGATAACACCAATCCCGCATGGATTCACGTGTCATTTACGGAACGAAGACCTAATAGAAGAAGTATAATCATTGTATATAAACTGAATGATGGAACAACAAGATCTCGAACTTATGATTTATAAAAACATGTATGCTTACAAGTATATGTTAGAAGATAGAAGATACAGTTTTAACGAATACACGAACACAGTAGCAGCAATAACAAGCAGAGAGATTAAGAAGGAGGAGGATGATGAAGATGACACTACCGAACAGTAAAAGATTACGTATAACAATGGCAGGACTTTTGGTGAACTACATCATGTTCGTAATAGCCATGTGGAGAGGAGCTGACATGTCTGACTTAGGTGCAGGCTTAGCTTTACTCAACAGTCCTTTATATGTGTACATCATAGGAGAGAGTTGGTCACCAAGTAAGAAAGAAAATGTTTAAAACAAACCAGTTACTAGTAGGGGCTTTGATAGTTATCGCCTCAATATTCGGTTATGTTTCTTGTGAGCAACGTGTTGCAAACAAAGAACTTAAAGAAACTAATAAAATACTTGAGTCTAATGCCAACAAATTGGCGCTAGAACAGGTAAAACTATTGGATAGTTTAGAGTTAGTCAGGAAGACTAACCTAAAGAATCAAGAGAGAATAATAGACAGCTTAGGTGTCATCATAGATAAGCACCGCAGACGTGCCGATAAATTACAGAAAGAACTAGATGAGATATCGTCCGAGGTAGATAGTTTACCTGCGGACTCTTCTTATTTGTACGTGAACCTAACCTATCCCCCGATAGACACTCTGAGATTCCCGATATCAGGCAATCAGGTCAAACAGTTTCATAAAGTAGACCTGTCTTTTAAGAAATCAACTGAACTAGTTAACACTTTGAAGTTCTCTTTGATGGTTTCAGACAGCCTGGTCAGTACTTATAAGCAATCCACAAACGAATACAAGGAACTTTACAATATTAACAAGCAGCAGAAAGACTTAATAGCAACTGATAATAAGAACCTTGTTATTGAAATCAAAGACCTTAAGACAGCTTTAAAACACGAAACGTTTATTAAGAACTTGGCTATAGGTTCAGTAGGTGTTGCTGCAATCATAGTCATTATCAAAACAATACAGAACGATGATTAAGTTTATAAGTTTAGATACAATAATCACTGACCTTCTGAATATCATACGTGGCTCTAAAATAAGCCAGAGTGAGACTATTAGTAGAAGGCAAGTAGAGGATTGGATTAATCAGTACAGGTCGATCCTGATCAAACAGGACTTAGATAAAGGCAAGATGCCTAATCCTGATTATATCCAGGAGATCCCTAGTTTGAAACTAGAGGTAGCTGATCTTACTGCAGGTTCTACATTTGAATCTGGTAAGTATCTTATGCGTACTATTCTAGAGTTACCGGAGACTATAGACTTGAATCATAAGTCGGGCTTCATGTACGTAGGAACTATTGATGGTAATGAAATGCAATTCGTTCCTGAAGGTAGGACTAAGTGGCAGAAGTACAAGAGATTTACAAATAATGTTCCGTTAGTATTCTTGAGGAACAAGAGGCTTTACGTTGATACTGTAACGCCTATACAATACATTACAGTAAGGGGTATATTTGAAGTGCCTACAGAAGTAAGTAACTTCATGAACCCTAATTCTGACGTAGTATATTCTACGTACAGGGACAGGTATCCCATGCCTTCAAACTGGGTGCCTATAGTTAAAGAGATGATACTTAGTAAAGAACTTGGTATTTTAGCTTCAACACCTAGTGATAATGTTAATGACGGTGCTAACAACATGACAGTAAATGCCGAGTCGAGTAACTAAGATAAAGAACGCATATACAGCACATCAAATGTACGAGTTCTATCTGAGGGACAACCCTGAAGGTTCTTACGACTACATTAAAAGAGAAGACTACATAGAGCTTGTTAATGAGTACTGCAAGTACTTATCAGAGTGTATAGTAGACAGGGGGAGTATAGTAAAACTGCCCTATAACAAAGGAACACTTGGAGTTTACAAGTGGTTAAGCAGATCAAAAAATCCTAAGCGTACTCCAATAGATTGGGTTAAAAGTAAAGAGCTAGGTAAACGAGTATACCTTACAAACAGTCACAGCAATGGTTATCTTTATAGATTCATGTGGGATAAAGGGATGCGATACAAAACATTACTATCATTCTATAAGTTCAGGCCTGCTAGGGAACTAGCCAGGCGTTTGGCGTATATAGTAAAGACAAAACAGAACGATTATTTTTTAGGTTAAGACAATGGTAACAGGAGTTTACGAAATAAAAAACAAACTTAATAATAAACGGTATGTTGGTAGCAGTGTTAATATAAATAAACGTTTTTCCGAGCATTTAAATTTATTAAGAAATGATAAACACCACTCCTGTGTCTTACAATTGGCTTGGAATAAATACGGAGAAAAACATTTTGAGTTTAATCTACTTGAAACTTGTGAGCCTATAAAAGAAACTTTGTTGTTTTTAGAACAGAAGTATTTAGACTTAAGTCCTGAATATAACATTTGTAAAGTAGCAGGAAATACACAGGGGGTTGTTTTTTCAGAGAAAAGAAAAGATAAGATTAGGGCGGCTAATTCTGCACGAATTATAAAAGAAAGCACGAGGTTAAAACATTCAGAAAACTCAAAGAATTCTGTTTGGAACTCACGCCAAAGAGTTTCTGTTTGTGCTACAAAAAACAATGAAGAGCTAGTTTTTAAAAGTATTACGGAAGCGGCTTTATTTACTGGAAGCGAAAGAAATAGAATAGGAATAAGAAGATGTTTACAGAGAAAACAAAAAAGCGCATACGGATATACTTGGAAAATAAATAATTAATATGATATACAAATTTTGTTCAGTTAAGAGAGTAATAGCTAAGGTCTTCACCGACTTGAATTTAAACGAGGGCGACCATCGTATTTCTGACATGATAGAATACGCAGGCGAAGGTGTAAAGAAGATTGGGGGATTCCCCTCCTTAGTTACAAAGATAACGGGTAAAGGCGGTATACAACCATTGGCCTTAACTGATTATCAAGCAAAGTTGCCGTGTGACCTGACAAGTATAAACCAAGTAGCTTATTCAGAGAGCGAGTCAGGCCCCTATTACCCCATGATACATGCATCAGGCAGTTTCGATGCTGCCCCCCCAAGCAAAGCTGTTGATTCTGATATCGACGATGTCGTGCCAGAATCTCCAGTAGTGTCTTTGGCGATGTCGCTTCTGATATCGACAATGTCGTACCAGAATCTCCAATAGTGTCCTTGGCGATGTCTCTATATGGTGATACGTACAGTGAAGCAACAGTTAGACTTAACTCACAGCCTGCTATCAGGGAACAGCTAGTAGCTCTGCTTCTAAGGTCAACGTCTGGTATCAATGATAGAACAGATAATTCTACATTATCCAGCCCTTACACCTATGTTGTATTACCAGGTTCTGGTTATATCAAAACTAATTTCAGGTCAGGTTACTTAATGATTTCTTATCAAGCAGTGCCTGTAGACAGTGAGGGGTATCCAATGATACCTGATGACGAGTCTTTCGAAGAAGCTTTATACTGGTACATAAACATGAAGCTAACTTACCCAGAATGGAAAGCTGGTAGAGTAAGGGATGCTGTTTATTATGATACACGTAACTCATGGAACTTCTATAGGAAGCAGGCTTACGCGCACGCGATGATGCCTAATACAGATCAGCTCGAAGCTATCAAGAATGCTTGGGTTAGACTTGTACCACAGATAAATGAACACGACACCTTCTTCTCCCACTTAGGTGAGAGGCAGGTTATTCACAATCAAGACCGTAGGTAATGAGCGCAACAAACGCAGTACATACTTTTCGTAAAGGGATGATTAAAGACCTTGATAAGTCTTTGATCTCGGCTGATGCTTATTATGAGGCTACCAACTTTAGGACAGTAACTAGTAAAGGGTTATCTACAGGTTCACTAGAGAACTTAGAAGGTAATAATATAATGTCTATGGCTCTGTCTAGCGCAGCAACTTTAGTAGTAGGTTCTACTTATATGGTTGTTTCTGGTACAGTTACTTACAACGGTTCTAACTATGTTGTAGGGAATACCTTTGAAGTTGTTATAGGTGTCACCTCTTTCAGTAATACAGGGTATGCTATAAATGCAAACCTAGTCTGTCCCTCAGGTTATTATATTGTAGGGTCTGCTGAACTTCGTGGTGATATAGTCCTGTTCATAACTAACAATACAAACAGCCGTATACTTTTAATAAAGTACAATGAAACTACCGAAAAGGTAACTTCAGTTACGGTATGTTATGACGACTCTGATAATGATAATACAGGTACGCTAGACTTCAGCACAGACCATTTAATCAAAGCTGTCGCTAGATATGAAACGCCTAACATAAAGAAAGTCTATTGGACTGATGGTATCAACACAATCAAGTATATAGACGTAGCAAAGAATAATACAACTGACGGTCTGGTTAAATCCTCAGGTAACTATTTCATGTCCTTAGACTTATTAGAGTTTATACCAGGCATGACGATTAATAGGCCTAGACTTAACAACATGATAACAGGTGAGCTGAGACCTGGTACAGTACAGTATGCCTATCAGTACTTTAAGCTTAATGGTTCAGAGACGGTGTTCTCTCCGCTAAGCGATACCATACACATTACATCTAAACCAGATTCATACAGCACTTCGTTCAATTATGGCGGTGAAGGGGATCCTGACGTTAATTCAGGTAAAGGCTGTGAGGTATACATCCCACTAGACGACTCGGATAAGTACAACAAGGTAAGGATTATCAGACTACATTACAGGACTATAAACAGTATTCCTACAATAACAATAGTAGGGGAATTGGATATAAACAGTAGTTGGGATTCGCTGACATTTAAAGACACTGGTGTTAATATACTAGGGGAGTTAACCTTGGAAGATTTTAATTTACCGGCTACCGAAATGTTCGTATGCCAAGACCTTGATGTAAAAGACAATATACTTTTTGCTGCTAATATTTCTAAGACAGACAATTTTGATATAGGTGACTGGGATGCTAGAGCTGTAAGATACAGAAACTATGCTTTTGGTGTAGGGGAAGAAGAGGATACTATTACAGTCACTATGCTTACAGCAGGTGTGAACTGTGGTATAGATTATGCAGACAACAATACTATAAATATAAATATGAGTCCTGCTAGCGTTTTGAATATACCAACGGGTAGGGTACTTACTGACGTCACTGAGGTATTTTTCCAAGAAGTTCCTTATTTAGCGGTTGATGGTAATTATGAACACTCTGGTGGCGTAGAAAACTTTAGTAGTACAGGGGCTCAAACCCATTTTGACAACCTATCATATATTAAAATTTCAGACTATCTAAGTTTTTTTGTTAGTAAATCTTCTGCTTATTTTAACCACGAGGTTTTGAGTATAGAAAACTGTACTGTATATAATGTTACTTTCAGATATAAATATTCTGTTACAGCAACAGACATAACTGCGAGAGTATTGAGTTCTTCTGGTTGGGTTACTAATTTTGGTATACCGGCTGACGTAACAGACCCTAATTCTTGGGACAATGCTGGTTGGTCTTCTCAAACGTGGGCTAGTCAGCAACACGATGGTATAAACCCATACAATAATACAGATAACGATTTTACAGCTGGTTTACAATACAAGTTTCAATCAGATGGTACTATTCTAGGTGCTGAAGGACCTAATGTTGTTATTGGGTTTGAAGCTGAAGAGATACTACTAGATGATTATCAACTTATAACAGGAACAAGTGTTACTTCAGAAAACACGACCACAAACAAATCTTATAAATCTTATGCCAGCCCTTTTAAGTCTGGTAAACGTTCGTGGCAACGTGACGAAACCTACAGGTTATATGTAGTCTTCTTTAACGAGAGGGGGCTGTCTAGTTTACCTAAGTGGGTATGTGACCTAAGAATGCCTAGTTTACATGAGACGGGTAATATTGGAACTTTAGCATATCTTGATTCAGGAGATGTTAAATCTTATGCCTTATACCCAAAGATAAAATTCAGAAGCTTTCCAGAAGGTGCAGTATCTGCTCAAGTTCTTAGAGTAGTTCGAGGCACAGGAGACAGGTCTGTTCTTACTCAAGGTCTAGTTGTGCCTAGCACAGCAGCTAACTTTCGGCCTGATAAAATGAGCGCTTCAGTCACAGCGTCTAGGCAAACACATAAGCTTATTTCTCCAGAAATAAATATTACTAAAAATATTAGCCATTCAGCTAGCGACTATCTAGAATTTGTTACAGATTTTAACACTGTTTTATTTAGTAACGCTATAGCTGAATTTCAAATATACAAAGCTCAAGAAAATAATATCCGGGCTAAAACAGCTAATGAACGTTCTAATTTAACAGCTGCTAAATATGTAATACCTTCTAATACCACAGACTCTTCTTTAAATTACACCAATTATAGCACTGCTAATGGTGTGTTTGGGTGTTCTGGCCTGGCATTTAAACACGAGAATACAGGATCGTGGACAACTAACGGTGTAGACTACTGTCTTGTAAACTACAAACGTAATGTGTTTGACTCACAGTACGGTGGTAACACATACAATAAGAGGATGAATAACGTAGGTATACCTGCTTCAGATATACTAAGGACAATCGACGAGTTTCACGTTTGCTATAACGGGGACACGTTTATAAATTATATGACGGTATTTGATTCGTTATATGATCTTACAAAGACAACGGGAAATTCTTACCTTAGTGTTATAATGTTCCCAGTTGAAAGTTCTATAAACAACGAACTTCAACACGGATACAATTACTTTAAAGATTACACAGGGTTGGAGAATTTACAATTAGCACAAGAAGTTCCTGGCGAATGGGTCAATGCTAGTTCTGTTTCTTACAATCAATTGAAACCAATGTATCAGTATAACACTGTTTATTCACAAGACAGTACAGCTAGGTTCTATATGAACACCTCTACAGAGAATGCTACTGAGACAGAGTTCGATTGTATGGTTAAGGCATCTAGGGTTAAACTTAACGGGGAGTCTTCAGACTCTTGGACTCAGTTCCCTGTCAACGACTTTATAGAAGTAGATTCTGCTTACGGTGCTATCACAGGGTTAATGAATGTTAACAACAGGCTGCTGTATTGGCAGGACAATGCTTTCGGCATACTGGCTGTTAACGATAGGTCCCTTATAGCTGACAGCATTAACGCACAGTTAGTGTTAGGCACAGGCGGTGTATTAGACCGTTACGACTATGTATCTACATCAGTAGGCACATCTAGTC